ACTGCTTGCGGGGCTGGCAGATTCAGACGGGTATGTTAACAGAACAAGTTATCAGTGGACGCTAAAATCAGCGAAACTCGCCAATGATATTGCCTGGCTGTGCCGGTCACTGGGATTTGCTTCATACGTCACCCCCGTAATTAAAACCATCAAAGCAACCGGATTTTCGGGACAATACTGGCAAGTGTCGGCCAATGGCGATTTATCGACCCTACCCGTGTTAATCCCGCGCAAAAAAACACCGGTCCGCCGCCAGATCAAAGATGTTCAAGTAACAGGAATTAAAAAAATCAATCGCTTAGGAATGGGCGATTACTACGGTTTTGTTATCGACGGAAACCACCGTTTCCTACTGGGCGACTTCACGGTCACACATAACACCTACTGCGCCATCGCGCGCATGATCCGCCACGCCCAACGCTGTCAACTCAAACCGCTTTCCGCGGCCATCATCCGCGACACGCACGAAAACATCAAAACATCCACGGTGCGTTCAATCATCGAAGTATTGGGCGACCGCGCTGTTTTTAAAAACGATTACAAAAAATTATACATCCGCGCCGAATATCCCGTGGAGTGCGACTTATACGGTATCGACGACCAGGCGTCCATCTCCAAGCTGCAGGGGCCAAACTACGGCACTATCTGGCTGGAAGAACCGGCACCGATTTACGAAAAAGCCAACGCCGGCCTGCCCTACGAAGTTTTTGAAATGTCTTTGGCGCGTTGCGGACGCCAGGCGGGATCAATCCCGAATTTGCAAATCACACAAAACCCGGCAGACGAAGAACACTGGACGACGGAACTGATCGGCGCGCCGGAAGAATACATGATCGCGGAAGACGGCACGGTAATCACCAAGCGAACATTTCATATCCGCCGGGGCGAAAACAAATACCTTTCGGCGCTGCAACGCGCCATGAACCAGGCCGCGTTTAAGAACGACCCGGCCAAGTGGGCGCGTTATGTGGAAGGGTCTATCGCCGCCGTGAGCAAGGGAATCGCCGTTGTGACCAATTACGGCGAGCATTTTCACTACTCGCAAACCATACTGCCCTTTTATCCCAACCTGCCCGCCGTGCGCATGTGGGACGGCTATCAACACCCTTCATGCGTGATCGCGCAGCATAACCCCCATGGTCAGCTTGTCGCCCATGACTGCATTTATTATCCCGGCTACGGAGTCAAAGAGCTTATCCAGGAAAAACTGACGCCGCTTTTATCGACACCAAAATACCGCGGCAAAAAAGTAACCTGGCGCGATATCGGCGACCCCTCCATGCGCACCCCCGACCAGAGCACAGCCAATATGAGCGCGGCCAAAACCATTGAGGCCATGCTGGACACGCGCTTTGAACCCGGACCGACGCGCTGGGATAACCGCATCCAGCCACTCAATCACGCGCTGGGCAAAACCATTGCCGGCGGCAGGCCGCTGATTGTAATCTCCTCCTCCGCCTACCCGCTCCACAAGGCGCTCACCGGCGGCTGGCATTACAAAAAAGACAACAGCGGCAACCGCGTGGGCAACGAAGCGGTGAAAAACGATTCCAGTCACCCCGGCGACGCCTTTGCCTACGGTGTGGCGATACTGCACCCCTACTCCACACGCGAGGAATTTCAAAAAAACAAGGAACAAGCCGACCGCGCCACACGAATGAAGCGCGCCGCCAGCTACGGCCCGGCCACACCCGGCATTTACGCCCCGCACAACGCCAATGTGCGCATTCTACAATAGGAAGAACCATGCCCGACAAACCCAAAATAAAAAAAACACACCGCGGCCATAAGGAAAAATACTGGCCCATGCGCGTGGGCGGCCCCTATTCCGACCAAGAGGGCGGCGCGGTGGAAATTTTTAAATGCACCACCTGCGGCGCGGAAACGGAACCGGCCAACGGCTGGAACGGCGCGCCGGAAAAACACCGCTGCCACCCCGGCTGCCCCTGCGCCATGAGCGACTGGACGCCCGGCCGCGGCTTTTCGCCGCAGGGTAGAAAAAACTTTGACCGCATTTTCCCCAACGCCCCCGGAGCCGGCTTATGAATTTAAAAAAGCAGATGATTGCCCTGAAACGCCGCATGGAGGACCGCGAAGCCGCCGCCGCCAAAAACGTCAGCAACGACACCATGGACCCGCAAGAGCTGGCGGAACGCGAAGCCGCCGCCAGAGCCTACGCGGGCGAAAACGAAAAACATTTTGCCGCTTATCTGCAGGATTGCGTCAAGCAGTCCGTCCGCGCCAATACCGAAATCCGCAAAACGCAGGCGCATTGTTACCGCGTCTATCTGGAAAACGAGCCGGTAAACTACGCGCGCAAAGACTACTGGCAATCCCGCATCATTGTGCCCAAACCATTCGGCACCGTGCAGTATGGCGCCAGCGCCGTCAAACGCGCCTTTTCGCCGAATTTTCTAACGATCCACGACGCGAAAAACAAAACCGCCGAAGCCTTCTGGCAAAAAATTCTGGACGTGCAGTTAAACGCCAAACACGCGAAATTCGTCCAGCGCTTTGTGGACGCAACCACAATGGCCCTGGCCGTGGGCATATCACAGGAAGTAATCCCGCGCTGGATACCGGGGTCGGGGCTGCAATTTTCTCTGGTGGAACCGTGGAAAATTCACCGCGACCCAGACGCCGCCAGCCGCGACGCGCAATCCGGCCTATACTGGATACATCAGGAATGGCTTGACTTGCATGTGCTGCTGGCGGGCGAAGCGGCCGGCAAATATAAAAACGTCCGGCGCATCTATGCGCAGGAAACGGAAGACAGCAGCAACCCCTGGATGACGCAAGAAGCAATCGCCGCGCGCAAAGGCATGATATGGGAACGCTCAAGTTACCGACCGATGATTCTGACTTCCGAATTTTGGGGCACGGTGCTTTCGCCCAAAGGCGAAATGCTTTTGCCCAACGCCCGATTTACCACCGCCGCCGGCCGCGTGATTGAGCCGCCCACCATCACACCATATAAAAATTTACGCTGGCCCGGAATGGCTTTTTCGCCGCTGCCTGATTTACTGAAATTCGGCGGGCGCGGGCTTTTAGAGGGCATACTGACGCTTTGGGAAGCCATGTGTAATCTCATGTGTCTGCACCAGGACGCGCTGCAGTGGCAGGTCAACCCCATGACGGAAATCAACGTGGACGCGCTTGTCGATCCGGCGGACACGGAAACATGGCCCGGCAAGGAATACCTGGTTAAAGATACAGTCGCCGGCCAACAGGCCGTGCGCGAAGTGCGCCGTTATTCCAAAACCAACGAGATACTGGCCAACATGCAGTATCACGACCAGAATTACCAGCGCGGCAGTTTTGTCACCGACGCTGTGCAGGGCCTACCGGGCTACCGCAAAGACATGACATACCGCGAGGCGGCGATGAATTTGGACCAGGCGCTGGGCGTGTATTCACTCATGGGTGAAAATACCGAAGCCGGCGCAATCGACATTGTAACCGCCGCCTGCGAATTCATCCGTCTTTATGCTACCTGGGCAGACCTCATCGATATTTTTACACCGGAAGAACTGAATCAATACGGCATCCACCAGCCTCAGCCGCCCGAACCGGCATCCGAAGGCGGCGTGGCCGGCATCCCGGAAATATCCGGCACTTTCCATATATCCGGCATCCAGGCGCTCATGAAAGAAAACGAAGCGCTCGCCAACATAAAAGAGGTAGTGATCCCGCTTTCCCAAAGCCCGCCCTACGCGCCTTACATCAGGCCATATAACGTGCTGCGCGCCATAGAAACCCGCACAAACCTAGCCGACGAAAAAATATTTGCGGAAGAAAGCGAGGCCAAACTGATCGCCGCCGGCCAATTTGAGCAACTGGCGGCAATGAAAAAGGCTGAAGCCATCGCCGCCGCGCAGCAACAACAAAAAGCCGACACACAAACACAAGGAGAGGAGGGCCGCGTATGAACGCCGGCGCCGCCACGGACATTATCACCAATCAGCCGCAAGAAATGATCGCGCAGAAAAAAGCCCAAGCCGCCCGCGCAAAAGAAGAAGCCCTGCTCAAAGAGAAGGCAAAATATATCGGCCTGATATCTTCGCAGGCCGGACAGGAATTAATCAAGCTGGTGCAGGAGCATTTGCAGAGCCGAATCAATGAACTTGTTGCCGCCGACCCGAAAGCTCAAGCGCTGGTAGCAATTCTTACAGACATGGGCGTTAAAGAAGCCGTCGCCGATAAAGCGTTGCAACGGCTGACCACGCTCAGGCTACGCCCAACCGAGAGAGAGGAATAACCATGCACTAGGAGCAAAAAAAAGAACGCTTCCCCTCATCAGGGAAGACAGCCGCAGATAAACCGCGGGCGGCGCAATCCCCGCCCGCCGGACAGACTGCGGCGCACATAGCCAATTAGCGCCGTTTACCCACGGCGCTGATAATAAACCCGGCCTCGGCGCTAACCGAACACACCGCAGCGGCGGCCTCGCACCAGCGAATACACCGCCGCCCGGCCTCGGAAACCACGAACACACCGGGAATTAAAGGAGTAAAATTATGCCGAACAAAGCGATAACAGGACAACAGCCGGAGAACACACCCGATCTGGATGTAATTATGCGGGAAGGTCTGGAACAGTTTGACGTGACGACGCCAAACAATCCGCAGGACGAACCCGGTAACGATACCCCCCCTTCGGGCCTCGCCGCGCCAAGTCCCGCGTCCACCGCGATACCCGGCGAAATACCGGCGCCCCTCGCGCCGCCCGCGCCCCCCGCACCGCCTCCCCATGATGACGGCAAAACAATGGAACAGCGCTATAAAGACCTGCAGGCCGCCTTTACCAAGACGACGCAGGAGTTGGCGGAAATTAAAGCAAAGGAAACAAGCGCCAGGGAAGCGCAACTACGGGCAGAAGCCCAAACCCTCGCGGCAACAGAATTTGAAAACTATGCCGCCGAGCGCCGCGCCACACTCCTTACAGAGATAGACGCACTTGATCCCGACACGGAAGATTACCGCACCCAGGTCGCAAAATTACAGGCCAAATGCGACCGGGATATATTGCTGGCCAGCCAAAAAATCATTGCCACGCCCCCCGCGACACCCGCGAGTCAACCCGGAGCCGGCGCGCCGGCGGCCGAACCAACACGCGAAGAAATAATTTCTTACATCCGCGAAAAAATCACCAGCCCCGGAATCGGTCTGGCCGCGGACGATAAATATTTCTGGATGATGTG